ATGCGATTTATGCGCGCGAGAGTTTAAGGGGGGGGTCTCATGGCCACACCAGCATCAGGCATGGAACGGCTGGTCACCCTTCTGGGTGGGTGGCCAGAACACTTTGAATATGAAGAACGACAGCATGGCGAAAGTCTTTTGTCAGTGCTGCGTCGTGATCGGGTTTTGGATGAAGCGGTGTTCGGTATCGTGGTTCGCTACGCTGCACACCGCGCGGCCTATGATCGGTTGTCTAAAGAAATCGCCGCAGAAGTATTCGAGGCCACGGCCAGCAACTATCTTTCAGGGAAAGAGCAAAGCCGGGCCTTTCATGAAAACAAGTTGCTGACGCTGGAACGCGAACTGCTGGCGACACCCTATGCGCGGGCCAAGAACGGAATGTCTGCCCAAACATCCTTCATGGATATGCTGGATAGCCATCCGCCGGAAGATGGTGGTGGGGCGAAAGTGATGCCGTTCAAGCCGCTGGCCAAAAAGAGTCGCGGCTGATTCATGATGGACGCTTCGGTCGAAACGCCGATCACGCTGCGCGCGCTGGATTGGGTCGATGATGTTCTGTCGAACAAGCTGGCCAGCTGTAAGCGGATCAAGCAAGCCTGCAAACGGTTTCGAGCGGATCTAAAGCGGGCGGGCACAGATCAATTTCCTTTCGTCTTCGATATGGAGGCTGCGGAACACATGTGCGCCTTCATGGAAGCCTTGCCACACATCGAAGGGGCATGGGCTGCGCGGAATGAGTGCATCACGCTTCTGGGGTGGCAGGCGTTTCTGATTAGTCAGATCGGCGGATGGCGTCACATGGCAACCGGAATTCGCCGGTTTAGAACCGCATATGTCGAAGTGCCACGCAAGAACGGCAAGTCGACCCTCCTGGCGGGTGTCGGGCTTTACTTTTTGGGGCCGGATGGTGAGTCGGGCGCGAAGGTTTATTCGGCTGCGGCATCGACTCATCAGGCGCGGATTGTGTTTGACGCGGCGCGCGTGATGGCTTTGTCCGGTCGGGCTGAGGGCATGGGTTTGGATGAACTGCTTGGCCTGCATGTCGAGGAACACAAGATCAAGACGGCTGATCCGGCGGCGGTGTTTCAGCCGATTGCAAGTCAGACAAAGTCGAAGGACGGGAAAAACCCGCACTGCGCGATTGTCGATGAATTGCATGAACACGAAAAGCGCGATGTTTGGGATTCGATGGCAAGCGCCTTGGGTGCCCGCGAACAGCCATTGCTGATTGCGATCACCACGGCGGGCTACAATACTGGCGGGATTTGCTATGAACAGCGAAAATACTTGCAACGCATTCTGGATGGCGCGTTCGAGGATGACAGTTATTTTGGCCTGATCTTCGAGGCCGATGAAGGTGACGATCCGGGCGATCCGGCAACATGGGAAAAGGCAAACCCGTCACTGCCTGCAGCGAAGTCACTGCAATATATGCAGGACGAATGGAAGAAAGCAGCAGCAAGCCCGGCAGCGATGGGTGAGTTCCTGCGCAAACATCTGGACATCTGGACCAGTGTCGGTGCGTCGGCCATCGACATGGAAGCATGGCGGTCATCTGAAGATGATCGGATGCAGCTGGCCGACTATTCGGGACGGCGGGCGTTCATCGGTGTTGATCTTGCTACACGGCATGACCCGGCCAGTGTCACGGTGGTCATCCCTGATGACGATAAGCCAGACAAGGGTCCATTGCGGGTGTTTAGCTGGCACTTCCTGCCTGAAAAGGTTGTCGATGCGCCGGGCAATGAACACCTGTGGGGCTGGAAGAAAGACGGTCACATCTTTACTACGCCGGGTTCGGAATTGGATCTGCGCATGGTGGAAGCCTTGGTGCTTCAATTGGCCGGGCTTGGCGATGACACATGGGGCTGGGGTGAATTGCCCGAACTGGATGTCGAAATGGTCATCTATGATGCGCTGTTCGCGTCACAAATGGCGGCAGCATGGGAATCGGCTGGACTGAACGCGGTGGAACTTCGGTCGCGGGCGTCAAACCTGAATGAGCCGTTCAACAAGCTGATTGCGGCGGTGGATGACCACCGTTTGATCAATGACGGCAATCCCGTCCTGACATGGATGGCCAGCAACACGCTGCTGAAACAGGTGCAGGGTGGTGACTACATCTATCCGGCCAAGCTGGCACCGGAAGACAAGATCGACGGCATCGTGGCGTTGATCAACGCGCTGTGGCCGCTGAGCCAAGCAACAGAAACTGAAGACAAGCGCGTCGTGACGCAAGGATTTGTGGATGTTTGAACGGATACTCGGATCTCGGGCTAAGGTCGCGGAAGCGCCCCGCGCCGAACCGGTCGTTTCTGCGCCGTTGGTGCAGGACAGCAGGCCGGTCAACCTGCAGTCATCTGCTAGTGTCGAAGAGTGGCAGGAATTCTTTGGGTTCCTTGGCAATGACGTGGTGACACGGGAGTCGGCCATGAAGCTGACCGCAGTCTTTGGATGCGTGTCGTTGTTGGCTGGGACCATTGGAACGATGCCTGTTCGCGTCATCAGGAAGGGCGAGAATGGCGGTTCCGAAGAATTCGCCGATCATGATGCGAACTGGTTGGTGCGTCATGAGCCGCATGAAATGTATGCGCCCGAAGTGTTCTTTGAAGGCGCAGGGGTTTTGGCTTTTCTTGACGGCAACGGCTATGCGGAAATCCAGCGCAATCCTCGCGGGCGGCCGATTGGCCTGCGACCCTTTTTCGAAGGAACGATCAAGCCTTTCGAGCGGAAAGGCCGGATTGCCTACCGCGTCACAGAAAATGGCGACACCTATGGGCGCGATCAGGATGACATCCTGCATTTTCGCGGATCGGCCACGATGAACGGTCTGGAAGCCCTGTCGCCGCTGAAATGCTTCGGGCGTTCCATCGGAATCGGTTTGGAAGCTGACGAATACGCGCGGCGGTTCTATAAGCAGGGCATCAATCCGCCTGGCTATATTAGCTATGACGGCAAGGTCAGCGAACAGGTTGCCGATGAAGTCAGAAACTACTGGCAGCGCAAATTCGGTGGTGTCCAGAATTCGCACATCCCGGCGGTGCTGGCTGAAGGTGGTAAATTCACATCGCTGATGACCGACCCGGAAACGGCGCAGTTGTTCCAGTCGCGGTCGTTTCAGGTCTTGGATGTCGCCCGCGCATACGGTGTGCCGCCGCATCTTATCGGTGAAACCGAAAAATCGACCAGCTGGGGCACGGGGATCAATGCCCAGACCACACAATTCTACATTCTTGGCCTGCGCAAGCACGTCAAACGGTTCGAGGCCGAATTGGGCCGCAAGCTGCTGACCCGCGAAGAGCGCCTGCAGGGTGTTGCGATTAAGTTCAATCTGGACACTTTGCTGCGCGCTGATCTGGCTGCGCGGTATGACGCGCACAAGATTGCTGTGGGTGGAACGCAGCATCCGGGATGGATGACGGTCAACGAGACCCGCGAACTGGAAGGTCTGCCGAAGCTGGATGATGCAGAGGCGGACAAGCTGTTCCGGCCAGTTGCCAAGGGCGCAAAGGATACCACCGATCCGGCGGATGACGACGGCGCGCAACCGCCAGCGCCATATTTCCAGACAACGCGAGAGGAAGCGCAATGAAATTCAAAGAGATTCTGGCCCGCGCGCTGCGCCCCAATGATGGCAAGCCTGCCGCCCTTCAGGTGCGCGCGATGGAAGGCGAAGGTGAAGTCGAAGTGCTGGTTTATGACCAGATCGGCTATTGGGGCATCACCGCTGAAGAGTTTGTCCGCGAGGTCAAGCAGATCGACGCGGAAACCATTCACCTGCGCATCGACAGCCCCGGAGGCGACGTGTTTATGGCCCGTGCCATGAAGACCGCGCTGGAACAACATTCGGCGCGGGTGATTGCCCATGTCGACGGGTTGGCGGCTTCGGCGGCGTCCTATCTGATGCTGGCTGGTGATGAGATCGAGATAGCCAAGGGCGCATTCGTGATGATCCACAACGCATGGATGATCACCCTTGGTGACACGCGCGATCACACCCAGTCGGCTGGCATGCTGGAAAAAATCGACGGATCGATCCGGGCCGACTATGCGTCGAAGTCCGGTAAAGAGGCCGAAGAATTCCGTCAGTTGATGGATGATGAAACGTGGCTGGAAGCCGAAGAGGCGCGGGCCATGGGTTTGGTCGACCGTGTCTATGACAAGGACGGCGGCGCAGAAAACCGCTTTGATCTGGCCATTTTCGAGAACACCCCGGACGCGCTCAAAGCGCCGACCGGGGAAACGACTGCGGCGGCACATCGCGCTGCCCAGATGCGCAAGCTGGAATACTTCGAACGGGTTGCGCCCTAGTTGCGGTGCGTCCGCATTAACTGAAACCGACCCGGCTTAGCCGGGTTTTTTTATGGAGGATTGGGAATGCCCAAGACCATCAAGCAGCTGCGTGAGCAGCGTGACGCGCTCGCGAAAGAGGCGCGCAACATTCTGGACGAGAACACCGGTGACTATGACGCCGGTCGTGTCGATGAAATCTATGCCGAAATCGACAAGATCGACGGCAAGATCACGCGCGAACAGCAGCAGCTGGATCTGGAAGCCCGCCTGCAGTCGGAAGCGGATGACCCGGACACCCCGGCACAAAAGAGCGGTGGTGGCCAGCGTCAGGAACGCCCAGGTGATGAAGTGCGTTCACTCGTGTTTGATGCCTATGTTCGCGGCGGCGAAAACGCTGTGAACCGCCTGCCGGAAAACGTGATGACTGAATACAGCCGTCAGGTGCAAAACGCGCAGTCGACCGGCGTGGACAGTGAAGGTGGCTATCTGGTGCCGACCACGTTCAGCGGTGTTCTTCTGGAAGCTATGGCCGATTATGGCGGTGTGCGCGCCGTTGCGCAGGTCCAATCGACCCAAA